GGTGTTTAGCGTGACCATGAACACCAGCCAATATTGAAGCTCTATAGGCATTTACTTTTCATGCCCTAACCAAACGGCGAAGGCGCCTGTCATGGCGCCCGTCACGGTTGCAGTTAGCGCTGTCGCTTGAGAAGTCATGGCTTCGGGGCTGAGTGCCATAAACCAGTACAACACTTCGATATACATCCAAGTCATCACGCCCATCATTCCGCGTGGCAAAAGTTTCCACGCCAGAATCCTCTCCATAGCATATGTCATTAGAACACACCTTGAAATCTCTGAGGTCTAGCTATCGGTGAGAAGCCTTTTACCAACCCACCCTTTTGAAGACCCACTGGCTTTTTTTGCGGCTTTTTTGGCTTTGGCTTTTGGGCGCTCTGATTTGATTGGTTCAGGGCTATCGCTACCGCTTGTCTCTGCGGGTACCCCTCGCTCCTCAACTTCGATATGTTTGACGATATCGTTTTCTGACTCGTACCTTTTAATAGCGGCATTTCTACGCTCCACTTTCTTGGCTTTTTCTATCTCCGCAACTTTACGGTTTAATGAACTGGCTGACATTTTAAAGTCCCTTCGTCATATTATTTAAAGCAGCAATATCCCTTTGTGTTTGAATACGCTCTTCTGCAACTCTGGTTTTTTCATCCAGAGCCTCCTTTTGAATGCTCAGACGGGCATTTGCCTCCATCTGGTCATTCAATTCCTTTTCACGCTCAAGCTGTGCCTTATCTTCAGCTTCTTTAGCCTTGCGCTGAATATCAGCCTCACGCAATGCCAACTCTTGCTGACGGATAGCTACAAGCGGGTCAGTCTGTTGTGGGGGCGTTACAGCTTGTGCGTATTGCTCTGTAAGCTCACCAACTAGCTCAGAAGCGCGAGAAGCAATATCGTCCTGAATAGCTTTCATGCCCTCTGGTGTGGCTTGAAGCGCCATAATATCTTCTGGTGTCAGGCTAGAGGTAATTTCTTCCTGCGCCATACCTTCAGCCATAAATCCAATATGTTCCTGAATATGGCCCTGAAGAGTCATAACTATAGCTGCGTTAGCCTGTGCCACAGGCGTTGCGATAATTGCGAGATGTGCCTCGATATGCGCCTGATGATTCTGTTCTGGGAAAGCCTGTAAAGACTTGCCTCGCATTGCCTCTTGATTCTCTTTAGCTGGATTCGTAGGTTGCGGTACAGGTGGTGGAGGGAGTATGGCATCAACATTTGTAACTCCTAACGCTTCGTACATTTTTCTGTACGCTTGATACAATCCACGCTCATTGCCGTGAATCTCAGGATTTGACTGAACTAACTGTAATTCAGTTTGTGCAAGCGCAATGCGCTGCGACATAGAGAAAATGTTCGGGTCTGAAACAGGCAATACATCAATGCGGTCATCAAAATCGGTTGCCTTTATTTCAGGCGGGGCACCAGGTACCGCATATGGGTACATAGGCGCCATGAAACGGGCAAATACATTTGCCAGAAGCTTGAACTCAACTTTCTGAGAATAATGCAAACGCTTATGAATAGCGGACATAACCTTTGTGCCGCGCTCCATAATAGCCATAGTGGTGCCTACAGGCGTTTCTCCGCCCATCTCACCCACCTTCATATCCGCCATAGACGCAAACCTACGCCCAGAGTCAACAAGCGTACCCAGAAGCGAATATAGCGTCTGTGAAGGCTCTTTAAACGGCAATGTCATAAGTGATTGGCGGATGTCCATACCCGCAACGTCAATATCACGGAATTCACCAGGAGATAATGGCTCATCCTCATCACGGATACGGGCGCCTCGTGCTTTGAACCCTGCTGGGAGATTGGACAGGGTGCCAGCATCAATAAGTTGCCGTAAAAGGCTAGTCGCCGCTTGGGACAAGCCGCCAATCATGTGTGTAAGCCCAAAGCCGTAAAAACCCAAACCGGGTAAAAACTTATAGTGGACAAAATAAGGAACAGGACGCCGCAATGGGTCATTCTGGTCGTAATTGCGGCGAATAGAAAGAACTTCACCATTCTTTTCACAGATTGTCACAATATATGGAAGCTTTAAGCCAGTTTCCTGACCTTGCATGTCCATATCTTCAAATCCTGGCAAATCCAAGTTTGTATGTACTTCGTATAACGTAATATCTTCACTAGACCCTGAAGGACTAATCCCCTGAACCTCGTCTATGCTCTCCTGAACCTCTGAATAATCTTCATCACCATATCCCTCTCCTGGTAAATCAATGTCGGCATAGAAACCTGAAAGCTGAAGCTTACGGATTTCATTGCGGCTCATTTTTACTATATGCGTAATTCTTGTAGCAGAGGCTAAGTCAGTGGCTGTGTAAGGCACAACTAAATCTTCAGCGTGAACGAACTTAGAAACGGCTCTCTGTAGAAGAGGGTCGAAGTAAATCTTCTTAAAGGTACTACCTATTAGCGGTAGGTAGAATAGCATCTGGTCTAACTCAGGGTCGTATTCTTCCATTTCATAGGTAATCTGGTAATTCATGTAATTCTTTACACGGTCTGCCTGCTGAAGCTTATCAGTAGTCTCGTCACCAATTACTTGAGTGCGGACAGGGCCACCAGCAGGAAGCAATTCGCGGTAAGCCTGTGCCTGAAATTGTGTAACAGACTCAGCAAGCAAAGGATGAACCACACCAGAAGCGCCCTCAAATGGTTGAGAGCGGTCTTCGTACTTCATGCCAAGCAAGTCAATGCCTGTTTTATAGGTGTCTTCCCAATCTTGGCGAGAGGCCATGTCTTCTTCAACATCACCAACCAAATCTGAGGCAATAGATATCGCGTCAGCGGAGTTCATAAAGTCAACTAAATTGGCGTCAAAAGGAATATCTACGGGAGCCTCTTCCATCATCATTTCTTCTGAAATATCTCCAAGAAGCACAGAACCATCGTCCATTGTTACCTGTCCTGGCTGCGCCGCCATTTCAACAATGTCGATTTGCTCTTCTGGAATCATTGGGATGATGTTATCACCGCCAGCACCAATACCTTTTTCAATAGCCATTTTCTACCTCTTTTATAAAAGTGCTGGGACGGGAAAAGCGGCGCGCAAGGTGGAGGGAACCCTCGCGCCAGCCAGAGCGGAAGGGCTGTGCCCTAGCATTGCCAAAACCCGCCCCAACCTCATTATAGAATATCCCTTTGGTTGCCCATATCAGAAGGATAGTCTTCTAAGTCACCATCTGTCTTAGGAACGCCCAATTCCCACAAATTACAAATTTTCTCCATAGAACATGCAAAATGAAGCTTGTCGCAGTATCCCACGCCCTCTTCTAGCCCCAAGCCTTCTGAAATGCAATTAAGCATAGCCGAACGAAGATTGAAATACGAGCAAGTGCCGCAACGAGCGTTCTTGTTTTCCCATGTCGCGGTTGTCGGGCCATAAGCATATTCATCTACAGCAGCCTGTTTGTTTTCGGCATTGATATTTTCGTCTTGTGTGGCAACAGGACATACAAAATTATCGTCATCGCCATCGCCCCAACCAGGAACCATGTCCTCGATGCTATTCATGTCGATTTCAATGCGGATAACAGACATCAGAATACTCCTTTAAATCCACTGCCTTTGATTGCGGCTCCCATACCTCTTACAGCGCCACCAGAAGAGTATTTCTTCGGAGCCTTACTGTAATTTGGTACACCTTTTCTTTGATTATCAATCTGAAGATTGTAATTCTCATACTGAGCATTAGTAAGGCTACCAACGCCCTGTGTAGTGCCTTTAATCAAAATCTGTCTAGGTGTTAAGCCGTCAATCTTATCGTCCATTGTCTTGCCTATCTTACCCCAACGAACTTGCCACCGCGCAAAGCAGAACCCATGCCGCGACAAACAGCGCCACCAGACTCCATTTTAGCCACTTTACCGCCATATTTAAAACCTTCAACGCCGCGACCTTTGAGTATATCCTTGCGGGTAACTTTACCATCTCCAGTAAGGTCGGGAAATCCAGCTGCACCGCCTTTGTTTTTGTAATCAGGCTCTGGCATATCTTCAAACCGCTTGCGAGCATACTTCTCGGCTTTTTTCTCATTGCCTTTGTATAGCTCCAAGCCCTCTTCAAACAATTGCTCAAGAATGGCTTCATTATATTCGTTGCTCATCTTTTCCCTCCTTTCACGGCGCCGCCATTCATCATGCCCTGCGCTTTGCGAGGAGATACATACCCACCCATCGCCTTTTTTACAGGCTTCGGCTTCTTGCCGCCACCCTTAACAGTGGTGTCCTTGCTGTTACCAATACCTTCAAGATATGAATTCAGGATGTCGCCACCCATATCCATAGGCTTAAAACCAATGCCAGGCTTTTTAATTTCACCGCCATCTTCTTTTCCAATGATTGCAAGAAAAGCTTCAGTCATTGGATTGCGTGCTTTACCTGAACGAATATCTTCCATTTCCTGTCTCAGGCGTCTGTTGGTGGCTCTTTGCCTTTCAAGCTGACGCTGTTTCATCGCATTGGCGGCAGGCTCCATTCTCAGAATGGCCTCGTCTGTTGCGGATAATTTCTGATTTTTAGGCATTTTACTTTACTCCTGTAAACTTTCCGCCACGAATAGCGGAACCCATTCCTCTACAAACTTCACCGCCATGTTCCATTTTAACAATCTCACCGCCCTTATTCTTTTTCTGCGGTTTAGCACGAAAAAACTCTGCCAAAGGCAAAAGGTCGCCCTTTGATATAGCTGTTCGGGTATCCATAGCCTTGCGAGCGGCTCTATTTTGGCGAACCCTTTCTTCTGGTGCGCGAATATTAGCTTGAGCTGCAATCTGCAGCATTGCTTTTTTTAAATAATCTTCACCGTTTGCCATCACGAAATTCCTTTAAACTTTCCACCGCGACCCTTCATTACACAACCGCCGTTTGTGTACCCTTTAACTGCGCCGCCATATTTCTTATTATCAAACACTTTGTCGGCGCGTCCAATATAAATATTGGTGCCCTTTTTATAAACGACATCATTTCCGTTTTTATCTTTACGGATTTCATAATCTACACCAGATATAGACTTTCCTCTATCTGTTTGAGAAAACAAAGCCCCAATAAGACCGCCATCATTGTTTGCCATTAGAAATACTCCCGCTTACGAAATTCCCTTGAACTTTCCGCCACGACCTTTCATCACACAGCCGCCGTTTTCGTAACGCTTTACTTTGTTGCCAAAGGCACGCCTTACAGCCTGAATGTCTCTGTCTGAAATAGTTCTTCCATCTTCACCCTTGTTTCTGAACATTTCGCGCACCATTTCAATGTCCCTGTCAGACAAAGAATTGCCCCTATATGTTTTAAATGTTCCAGGAGACAAAATGGCTCTTACGCTATCAAGGTCTGCATCAGAAACAGTCCCGCCATACTCGTAGCCTTTAGCCATAGCCTCGCGCATTTTCTTTGAAGGCATTCTGGTTTGCTCACGGCTGGCATTGCGCTCTTTACGCTTCTTCTTGCGAATCTCTTTTGCCTCTTCAGGCATAATAGGAGCGGCAGGGCCGCCATTTTCCATTTTCTTAGGTCTTGAACCACAGTTAGACATTAGTAATACTCCCGCTTTCTACGAAAATCTCTATAATCTTCATCTTCATAATCAGTGGGAGTAACAATAAACCCACCCTGCCTGAACCTTAGTATAGCCTGTGTCATCGAATCCGCCAAGTCATCATGTTCTCCATTAGGAAACGCGGCACATTCTTCCACCACTTCTTCGGCAAAATTCATGTCAGGTCGCCATACCATACCAGATTCAAACACTGGTGCACAGGCATTCATACGAGTAAATTTATCCGCACCCCTCGATGGTGTGAACGGTGTTACAGGGATACCCATTCGTCTAAGTTCTTGAGTAAGGGGGGTGCCAGAGGCTTTCTGTTCGACCAGAACCATGTCAGGTTCAAATTCCTCATACAAATCAAGTGCCTGTTGTTTAAGCTCTGGAAAATCCCATCGACCTCGCTGCGCATCAAGTAAGATGATGGCCTCTCCATCTCCATCCACAGGCTCAAAAATGCCCCAAGTAGTAATGGCAGAATAGTCTGCCCTCTCACTTTGAGAGAAGGCAGTATCGTATGATTGCATGATGTAGGAGCAAGCTGGAGGGCCAGAACTATCCCATACATTCCACCATTCCCTTTTAATAATCGCGCCTTCTTCGGCTGTTGGGTTCTGTAAATACTGAGCATTCCATTTAGCAACAGGAATAGACGCCTTTACAGCCTCTAGCTCATCTCTTTTCCAATATTCAGGCCATAACACATTATCTGTGTCAGGGAAAATAGCAGGAAACTCTACGACCTCCCAATTGTCAGCCCCGCCCTCCGCCTGCTTCTGCAAAACCTTCGCCGTCAAGTCGCGGATACTCCACCGCGTCATAACAATAATTATTGCCCCTCCCGGCTGGAGGCGCTGTCGGGGGCCTGAAGTGTACCACTCGTAAATATTATCAAGGGCTGTGGGTGATAACGCATCTTGTTCAGAAACAGGGTCATCAATAATACACAAATCAGCACCACGACCAGCAAGCGCACCACCAACACCAACGGCATAATATTCACCCCCCTTAGATGTAGACCAACGACCAGATGCCTTCGCATCGGCAGCAAGCTTTAACTCAGGAAACACATCACGGTAAATCTCACTGTCAATCAGGTTCTTTACCTTACGACCAAAACCAACAGCCAGTTCAGCCGTGTGTGTCGCCTGAATAATCTTGGTTTCGGGCTTGCGACCCATTAACCAGGCAGGAAATAAATAACTCGCAAATTCAGATTTCGTGTGTCGGGGCGGCATGTTTACAATCAACCGCTTCAACTTGCCTTCAGCCACCCTCTGTAGCTTCTCAGCATAAATCTTGTGGTGATTGCCCTCAATAAAGGTAGGCCATACATGCTTCACAAAGGACATAAAATCACCCTGATTTTCGTCCCTTTTAGATACCTCCTCTAAGCGCCCTACTACCTTACTAAGCTCTGCTACTTCATCGTCAGTAAGATACTCAAGAGGTATGTCAAATTGTTCATTCATTTACTGACTGAAGGG